AGTGAAATATAGTCGTTGCTATCGCCGGTAGAAAGAACCGTGATCTCCGTTCCTTTGGCATGAATACTGTCCCTGAACTTCTTTTGTGTGGGCATATATTTCTCCCCTATCTGTGCTGCTTCTAAGAATATAACCTCATATGCTATATCCATTATACTGAATACAGCAATTCTCGTCGAGAGTAAAAATGTGTCTGCGTGTATTTTTTTATAATATGCGCACCATCTGCTCATAGAGCAGAACGTACTTTTCATCAATAATTCGGTTGTCGTGGTAATGCCCGAATAACCAATAGTGGAACTGGCTGCGGCGTCGGATTTCTTCCAAGAAGTCCGTCAGCTTGTCCGGTTTGAAGTTTGCGTTGATCTTTTGCTGAATTGCTGTCGGTGCGCAGTGTGTGATGACGTAATCAACCTTCCAGTCCAGCCTCTCAAGCGTCTGCCGGGCTTCGGCATATTCCTTGCCGGACGGCAATTCTTCCTGCCACCACGAAATATGGTTGATGCGGAACTGCCCACGATTACGGCATAAGCTGTCATATTGTCCGTAAAAATCTGAGCTTTCCATGTCCAGAATTCCATCCGCAATGTCATGGCTCTGTGCGCCGCCCATTGTGAAGAACGTGCGGCCTTGCAGCTCGAACGCTTGACCGCGCATCAGGTGAATGACGTGCGGGCGAATTCTATGCACCTTTCCTCCGTGCCATTCCTCCACGGGATATTCGTTCAGCACATCGAAGTTTTCATGATTGCCGTCCAGGAACAAGACAGTGAACGGCAAGGCTTCCAGTCGGTCGAGCTGCGGATCGTCGCTCTTATCGCCATGCCAAACAAGTCCTGCATCGCCGCAGACGATCATGTAGTCGTCTTTCGTCATGTCGGATTGCTCTGGAAAATATTGCGGCTGGAATCGGAGAGTGTTTCCGTGAAGGTCGCCGGTTGCATAAATCATTCTCATCGCTCCAATCGTTGCTTGATCTCTGCACTGCCCTTGATCTGCACCAGAATCTCGTCGGCGGAGAGGACAGTCACGCGCTCTACGATCTGACGGACGGCGTTTTCGTTCCATTCTGTGATTGTTGGCGCGGCGTTCTCTATAGTTTCTTCTGCCTGCTTCATGCGGGTGCAAACGCGGTCAGCATCCATGCTGCTTTGCAGGATCGCTTCTTTCTGCTTTTTGAGCGTGGTCTGCTCGGCCAGAATTTCTGCGAACTGCGTATTGCAGGCTTCTTTATCTTCTGCATCAATGGCTTCCGCCAACAGCTGCTGGAATTGCTCGTCGAGCTGCACCAAGCGGTGTTCAATGTCGGCAAGGCTCATTGTCTGACCCTGCACCGGCAGAAGCTCTACGGAAACTGCGTTCTTGATAAGGTCGAGCAGGGCCGGTTTGTTGCTCATGACGGAGTTGATGGCTGCCAGAATCGCTGCCTGCAGCGGTTCTTCCTTGATCGTCGGAGAATCGTGGCAATATTTTGTGCCGTAGTTCAGGCGGCTCGTGCAGCGCCAGACAGGATATTTTCGCCCGAGCGAGGTCCATGTGCATCGGCGGTAGAGCGTGCCGCACTCGCCGCAGACGAGTCGGTCCGATAAGGCGTATTTGCTTGTATAACAGGAGCGTCCTGTCACAGCCGTTTTTGACGGGCTGCGCAGGGCGCTCCGACGTGCCATTTCTGCTTTCACTGCATTGTACTGCTCCCGGCTGACGATGGCTTCATGGTGGTCTGGCATATAATATTGCGTCATCTGACCGACGTTCTTAATGACCTTCTTGCTGATCACATCTGTCCGGAATGTTTTCTGAAGCAGCACGTCGCCGCAGTATTTTTCGTTTGTCAGGATACCCTTGATGGCTGTCGTTGTCCATTTGGATTCCCCAAGAACCGTTTTGATCTGATTTTCTTCCAGCCAGTCTTGCAGATTGCGCAGGCTGGCGCCGCTCTCATATCGCTTGTAGAGTTCGCGCACGATTTCTGCTTGCTCCGGTATGACGCGGAATTTGCCCTCTGTGTCTTTTTCGTATCCATAAAGTCGATAGCATGGAACCTTGAGCGTTCCAACTTTTGCGTGCATCTGCCGGCCGCGCCGGATGTTGCCGGAGATGGATTCGCTTTCGGACTGTGCCATCGCGCCGTACATCGTAATCATAAATTCGCTGTCTGGCGGCAAGGAGTTGATATTTTCTTTCTCAAAGAGGACGCCGATGCCAAGCTGCCGGAGGATGCGCGTATAGTTGATACAGTCAAGCGTATTGCGTGCAAACCGCTGAATGGATTTTGTGAGTATGAGGTCGATCTTTTTCTGCTTGCATTGACGGATCATCCGCAGGAATTCTGTACGCTTTTTCGTGGACGTGCCGGTAATACCTTCATCGGCAAAAATGCCAGCCATTGTCCATTCCTTGTTAGACATGATTTTGTCGGTGTAGTATTCGCATTGCGCTTCATAGCTGCTGGCCTGTTCTTCTTCCTTGGTCGAAACACGACAATATGCCGCGACGCGAAGCTGCGTTGTGACCGTGGTCGTTTGCTGTAGTTCTGGCTTGGGTGGAATGATAATGACGCGCGGCTTTTCGTCTGTCATACCAAATCGTCCTTTCCAATGATCTGTCCGTTCTTGAGCTGCAGCCGCACCGTCTGGCGCGTCACCAAGACGGCGGAGACGGCGCTTTGCAGCAGCGCCGCGTTGAGTTCTGCCGTGCATTCAAATGCGGTGAACAGCCGCCGCAGGCGTTCGGTTTCGTATTCCTCGTTGCCAATGGCATCATACTGTTCTTGTGCCAGCTTGCAGATCAGGCTTCTGGCAGCATCCTCGTCGAGCGGCTGGGTGTTTAGAACGTCATCCAGCTCGGTTTGCGTGGTGCTGTGTATCAGTGTCGGCTGTTTTTCTGGCTGCGTGATGCGCTCTGGCTGTTCCGCCAGTCTGCCGAGCAGGTGCATGACCTGCTGCTCGATTTCCGGTGTGGACGGCTTGGAGCAGACCCGCTTGAGCGCTTTCTGTGCGGGTGTCCGCTCCGGCAGACGCTGCTTGGTCTGGCGCTTCTCGACGGCTGCTTCAAATAATTTTATGTCAACTAATCTCGGATAGCTGTCTGCCCCAGTGTACTTGGTGTTTTCCAAGATTCGTGCGATCATGTTCTTGTTCCAGCTCTTGCCCTCGTCATAGACGGGGCCGGTCTTTCTCATCTGTTCTGCGATTTCCTTCAGCGACGCGCCGAGCGTGTATTGCAGGAAAATATCCTGCACAGCTTTGGCTTCCGGCTCGTTTCGGACGATCTCGCCCATGCGCATCTGATAGCCAAACGGCAGCTTCCGATTTCCCATTACCGCTTTGTCCTTTCAATCTGCTCTGTCAGCTCCAAGCCGTTTTTCAACTTGAACCGCAGGCGCTCGTTGCTGTCTACGATGACCTTTTCCACAAGCGCATCGAACAGCTCCGCATCAAAGCTGTCGAGAAAATCCGGCCCATCCTCCAGCACGTCCATGAGATCGCGGGTACGGTCTGCCAGATCGTCGCTGTCAGTATCAAGAAGCCTTGCTTTTTCCTGTTTCAGCCTGCGGAGCTGTTCGCTGAGTTTATTATTGGATGAGATAAAAGTGTCAGGATCAACGCCGCCCGCTTGCTGAAGCTGGGCTAGGAATTGAACCTGACTGAGAATATCGGATATTTTCTTGTTGAGGGATATCACGTCTTCACTCCAGAGCATCCGGCTATAGCGGACCTTTTGGAGATTGGAGAGCATCTGTGTGAAGATGGGGTTGCCGTTATGCTTGAGCTTGTAGTACAGACGGCAGAAAGCTGCATTGATCGTATCTTCTGGTACTTGGCAGATGTCACAATTCTGTCCTCTGTCATGGCCTAAGCATACCCAGTAAACAGTTGCATTGACTTCCTTTCTGCGAAATACGGAATCACACGATCCGCAATACACCCTCTGGCGCAGCGGATATGCTTTGTTATGCCTTTTGGCGATTCGGTTCGATTTGTTTTCCAGCAGTTTTTGCGCCAACTGGTATTCCAAATCTGAAATAATTGCCGGATGTGTTCCCTCTGCCCAGTAGTATTGAACTTCTCCGGTATTGATTTTGCAATGAAAAGGGAAAGTATTCGGGGTGTAATATTTCTGCCATTTGGAATTTCCAGTATATTTTTCGTTCCGAAGGATGTAACGCACAGACGAAGAATCCCATTGCACACGCCCATTTTTACATGGAATGTTGTTGGTTCGTAAATCTGCGGCAACTTGCTCGGTACTGCGACCAGCAAGGAAATCGGAGAAAACTTTTTTTACAATGAATGCTTGTTCTTCATTTATGCAAATCTTTTTGCCTACAGCTTCATAGCCATAAGGTAGATATGATGGAATGAATGTTCCATCCTGCATTCGTTTTTGAACGCCCCATTTGACGTTTCCAGATATGGCCTCACTCTGCTTTTGTGCCAGCGACGCCATGATTGCCGTGACCATTTCACTAGACACCTTGCTGGTGTCGATGCCCTGTTCTTCAAACAGGACGCTGACGCCGAGTTCCTTCAGTTCCCGGACAGCCGCAAGGCAATCCTTTGTATTTCTGGCAAATCGGGAAATACTCTTGACCAGAATGCGGTCGATCTTGCCTTTGCGGCAATCCTGCATCATGCGCTGAAAGTCTTCGCGCTTTTCAACCGACGTGCCGGTGATGCCCTCATCGGCGTAAATATCGACCATTTCCCAATCCGGATTGCTGGAGATCAGTTCAGAATAGTATTGATTCTGCACGCGGTAGGAATTGAGCTGATCCTCACTGGAGGAGCTGACGCGGGCATACGCTGCGACGCGCAGCTTTCGCGCGGCGATCTCATCGTGCGCCGGGATGACTATGACGCGCTGCTGTTCCAGCGCAAGGCTTCCGTCGGTTTGCTTTTTCGCCACATTTTCACCTCCCTGCAGCAACACACACTACCACACCAAGGGTATAATAGCTATGACCAAAACGGAGAAAAATCAAGCGTAAAGTGTGAAATTTGCACCAAGCTCGACAGCGATCCGCCGCGCGATCTTTTTGATTTCAATCTCAGAAAACCCGACCGTCCGGAGCGCCTTCAAGAGCTGGCAGATGCCTAAAAAATCAATGTTTGGATTCATAAGATTCTCCTTTAGCCACGGGGCGGCTCTGCAAACCGCAGAGCCGCCCCTGCTTTTGAAATTTTGATGCTTGCTCCTGTTCGACGCTTCTTCCCGGAGCCAAGGCAGCGGCTGAACGGCGGCTGGCACCGCTCACGGGTCTTGCACCCCTCCGAGGATCTCTCCGAGCTGCCCCCATTACGTTCCGTTGTGGCTGG